GCCTGACAAATTAACAGTCTCATCGCATAAACTTTGAGCCGCTATCAGAGCCGTTGTATTGACGTTAGAGGCCGACTCTGCCAAGCCATACTTTGTATCCTTTAGGTAGTCAAACACGCAGAGAGCGGGATTCTGCGACCATGCTGTAGTAGCTGAGACAGGGTTATAAACCTTTTTACCTCTAACCACTGTAGAAATGTTTGGCAAGCCTTGCGCGAATTGATCTGTGTCGTATTTTAGTCGTACATAGATATATGCTGTGTCTAATAATTTATGGTCATTAGTCCAACCAGTAGACGCAGATACTAGAGTGCTGTCGGCAGTTGTTTGTGTACCATCATGGAAGCCTATGTGAACATAAGACCCCCAGTTGCCTTGAAAACTGCCATCCCAGATTTTTGTGTCGTTAAACCAGACCTCCTCAAAGCCATCAATCGCATGACCCGCAACAGCAACTACTAGATGGAGATATTCGTTATCAGTCCCAGTAGAATCAAGGTAAACAATAGCACCGCCAACTCTAGCGCGACCATAAATGATTTTGCGGGATACAGCAGGTTCTCTGACAGTTACAGAATTGCCCTGCATCGACGTTCCCATAGATGGTTTTGGCATCAATGCGCGAGATACAACGGAAAGGCCAGCACCGATAGCAAATGCTGTTGCAAAAGTACCTAATGCAAATCCTGTGGCTACAGCCCCACCTACTGCCGTTGCTAATCCTGCTATTGCCGCTACTGCCATTTTACTTTCCTAAAAATTTAGAATAAACGCGCTCAATTAAATCAAAGCCCATTCCTATCATTAGCTTGTCGAAAGGTATATGTACCTTCGTATTAATCATCATCAATGATACACCAATATCACGACAATAATCTTCTGCGAATTTGATCAATTTATAACCAGTTGCACCCGCCCTGCTATCAGGCAAAACAAATACAACATCATTCACTGCAAAGTAGTGATCTTGATAATGGATGCTTTTATTGATTATCAAAACAAAGTAACCAACTAACTCACCATCATCACGCGCAGTAAATATATTCAATATCCCTGCCGCATCTAACCTAGCGTATTCTTTCCAATCAGGATTTAGTTTTATCTTGCCCTGATTTAACGCAACAAGCCGCCAGTGTTCTTCCAATAGCGGCTTTATATCTTCTTTAACATTTACCAGACTTTCATGCTGGATTGTTATCATCTGCCTATCCTTGGGTCAGTCCTGCCTCCTGAATAACTACCTGCCGATGCTGGGGTTGGTCTTCCCCAGATGATCTCTTTCTCTTGAATCTTAGTCACAAATTCAAAGCCCTTATCGGAAGGATGCTCAATCTTTTGATCTTCACTGGTGTAGCGTCTAACAAATGATCTTTCAAAGGCAATTAATTTATTCTCTACGCTTAAAGATATTGTAGATGTCTCACCGCCATCGGCTATAGTCATTACATCCATAAAGCCGCTAAAGATAATTACAGGCGATGAAACTAAATCCCCGCTATCATCTAATGCGCCCAGGCGAATAGTTAGCGGCCTACCCTGGTAGGGCTCATCCCTAGCGATAGTGACTAATGATTGCTTTATACCTGTCAGCGTAACAGTTGCACCATTTGCCTGTAGCTCGGCTGTCTCACTAACTGTACCGATGCTAAGTAAATCACCTGCACCGATATAAGTGTTGCTGTTAAAGGTTAAATTACCCAAGCCAGACCAGAAATAAACGCTACCAGACGTAAACTCCATATCGATTAAATATATCGGGCGTACTACTTCAGCGGTTGCGACCGCTTGCATTTCAGATGATAGGGTGCGACTCATTAGATGGCCTCGACACAGGCTAGAGTAAATCCATAAAGGGAGGCAGTATCAGTAGACCAGCCAATATCATTTGAAGCCATGCGCCATAGACTTTTAGGCAATGTAAAATCTAATGCTGTGCCTGATGCTATCTCTGCCCTTAGTGGCGGCTGAAACTTTAAAGTACCTGCGCCATCGGATTTATCTTCTGTAACCATGTAAAGATAATCACCTAGCTGAAAGTAAGTACCCGCAGTCACCGCAGTAGAACCAGAATCGGTAGTCAGTTGTTCTGCCCTAACCGCTGTTGTGCCAGATGTTGTACTGGTTGCTGTACTTGTATGCAGTGGATGGCCGAACGTAAACGTGCCAGAACGCCCTTTTAAGCCGACTATAAATGCCTCAACTGATCGTGCCTCTGCATAGGTTAAAGGCGGTAGGCTGATCTCTGCTTCCCATCTAGCCCCTGAATGCTCGTACACTTGCTGATCGTAGGTAAATGGCGACTCTGATACGGCTACAGTTCTACGCAACCGCATATTGATAGACTGTATGCCGACTGATGGAAATGCTAATGGCATTTTTTATGCTCCTACTAATGCTTTGGAATAACCACCACCGCGCATTCTAGCGTCTGCAACTGCACCTTTAGCGGCATTGGCAATCTGTGGCATAAGTGTAGCAATTTCTGCTCTTACTGTCTGCTGTACACCTGTCGATACGTTGATGGTCTGATTGACTACTACGCCACCGCCACCGCCAAGATTTCCATTAGGGACAATAGATCCTTGAGAGTTAGGAACGAATAGTTCTGGGCCACGCTCTCCAACCATATAAGGCTGACCTGATTGTACTGATCCACCAATAGCTTTTCCTGATGGAGATGTAGTCGGTATTCCAAGTGCGCCACCAACTAAATCTAGTATTGGCTTAGTAATGTAATATTGCACCATCATTTTAATTAAAGAATCAACGACAGTTTTAGCCATGCCCTTGATCGCATCGCCAAATGACTTTGCACCTGTGATCGCATCAGTAAAGCCCTGAGTAATGCTTTTAGACATTGTTTTAGCAACATCTTCTAGCTGTAGTTTTAGGCTAGGCATTTGGTTAGCAAGTTCTTTTAGCGTTTCACCAAAATGCTCAACATAGGAAGGGATATATTCATCTTCCGCTAAACTAGATGCTTCATCATGTAACGCCCTCAATCCCATCTTGGCTCGCCATACATTACCAGCCAAGTTATCAATGGAGTCACCAAATTCGCCAGTAAACTTTGTTGCGATTGGTGTCATACCCATCCAATCACGCACATAATTAAGCATTTCAATTATGCTGTTGCCAAACTCTGCAATACCTCTGGCCGCACTAGCAAACCCATGAAGAATATCTGCAAGCCCTTGAAGTAATCTTTCAGCGAGTATCAGACCAAACTCTTCTACACTGCCGCCAGCTTCCTTAATATCGCGTAAGAATTTATCTTTTAGCGTTGTACTTAAAGACTCTATAGCTGGTGCAAGATTAGCGACTATTTGATTTCTTAGGCCAGCACCTAACTTAAATAATCTCAATAAGGCATCGTTAGCTTTTTCTACACCTGATGCGGCTTTGGTTGACATAACCAGGCCCAATTCATCAGCCTCTAAAAACAGTTCCTTTAGACCATCTCTACCAGCGGCCAATGTATTTACTAACGCAACACCTTCAGAGTCAAATAGCTTCATCGCCAGCCTGACTCTATCTGCGCTACTTTCTACATTGCCAAATGCATCAGCAAGATCAAGCATTTGCTCGTCAAGCGACTTTCTCTTTAACTCTTCTGCATTGATGTTTAACTCTTGCAATGCGCCTTTAGCTTCGCCAGTACCTTTTGCGGCTTCTGCCAATCTACGAGTAAACCGCTGAGTAGCCATGTTGACCGTTTCAACAGTAACGCCAGATATTTCAGCGGCATATTGCAATGCGCTTAATGCTTCGGTGGTTGTGCCTATTTTGTCGGCAGTCTTTTTAAGAGTATCAACTGCGGTTAAAGATTGTTTAATTAACAAACCAACAGCGGCAGGGCCAGCGGCCGCAACTAATGCGCCTTTCATTGAGAATGCGGCTTTTGAAACTGCCCTAAGACCAGACGTTACGCCATTAAAGGCTTTCTTAGTCTTATCAATCGCGCTTATCGTAATCTTGACGTTTTCAGCCATCGCTCTCACTCATTATCTGGAAATAGGCCAGCCACTCGTTAAAGTGGTTGACAGGCATTTGCTCTGCCTCTGCTATTGTTATGTGAAGCCGATCAGCCAAAGACAATAAGTTCATCCTTGATTGATCGGTTCTCAGTTTCCCTCGATTGCCTCAATAGACTCGATCTCTGCAAACATCTGATTTGCAATGTCACTAATGATATTAGTTTCTTCGCCCATCAAATCCATGCGATCTTCAGCAGATGAAAAGAGTTTATTACCGCCCTCATCTTCTGCCTTCATGCAGATCAAATCCACCATTGCACCGATGGTAGTGTTGTTCAGGAAGTTAGGGTGCTTCTTCTGAAGCTGATCTAAGTCATAACAGGTAATAGCCCTGCAATATAACTTAAAGTCTCCAGATTCATCACCCCACGCAGGTACTAATACTTCTCGCGCTTTTACTTCCCTTCTGTTGCGTAACTCTTTAGCTAATCCCATGGTTTATCCCCCTAATTAAACTTGTGCTTCAACAACTGCTCCACTGCACTGGATGGTAAAGCTGGCTTCAACCATGCCATCAAATGCGCCTGTAATAGAACGTGAAGTAACGATGCCGCCACCACTGAAGAAAGTCTCGCCAGAGCCAGTACCAGTAGGATAGATTTCAAAATCTACATCAGCACGCTCGTCTAGGATTAACTGCTGTGCGTCTGCTTCATCCCAGTAGCATTCGATAGATACAGTGTTAGTTGCTAGACCCTGCTTGTAAGTACGTGCAGTATCGCCCATTACAGAATCTTCGATAGTGTCGGCTGAACCGTCAAAAGTGAAAGATCGTACTTCGCCAACCACGGCAACAGTCGTGCCTGAGACTTGTACTTTTACTACTCCAGATGCGCCTGTTTTAGTCGCCATGATTTATACCTCTAAATAAAGTTAAGTTGTGCCGCGAGTATACTGATATAAAACGCGAACTGTAATAATGACCCCACCAATGGGATCAATAGAACCCTGATCAATCTCAATGTTAGTGATCTGCGTATCTAAGGCATTAGCCCCACGCAATCTATCAACATCAAGACCCTCTTCAACTGCTTCGATAATGTTATTTCGGGCTGTATCAATTACCGACCCTTTAACAAAACAAACCAGTTCATAATCTATTGTAGCCATGCGCTGGGTGATTGACCCGCCTAGACTACTATCTTCTCTGTTCTCTCCTGCGCTCCTAACGAGAATCGCTGGGAACTGAGCATTCGATAACTTGTCAAAAGCAAATGGCTCTCGCGTAACGTACTTAACCGCTACAGGCGATGTGATCGCTTGCAGGGTAGTAACGATATTATTGGCAATGTTCTCTCTTACACTCATTTCAACGCCTTAAAGAATACCTTACCCAGTTGCTTTTCTTCCTGATCGTTAAAGCCAAAGAACGGTCTTTTCTTGTCGTTCATTGCGGCCTTTTTAGATTCAGTCGCTCTGCTGAAAAATATCTCAGCCTGTTTACTGTTAGCCGTCACTGTCATTGCGCCTAACATCTGACCAGTAAAGTTTAAATCTGGCTTAGTGCCTCTGCCTTTCCCTGATCTAAACGATGCATACTCTGGTGTATATGATGCGAATACGCCTTTATAGCCTACACCCTTGGCAGTCCTATCCTGTATTACATTTACGCCTTCCTGCGCTGTAATCAGTAACGCCCGTTTAACGCTGGCAGATAGCTCCTTGCCTTTTTTGCCTACTCTTCTGGCAATCTCTTTAGCGTTAGTTTGTAGGCGTATATCCATTATCTAATCAGCCGACCAGAGTTCACTGATTGCTTTTCGTCATCGTCGATAGTGCTGTTGCCATCATCATCGTACTCAACGCCATCTCTCAGAATAGCGTCGAACTCTTCACCATAACGGGCTTTATAAAAGTCCATCATGTTTTGGAATCGGTCATCTTCTACCCAGTTAGTTAGTTGCGGTAATGCGTACCTGGCTAACACTAAATAAGCAGAACATCGAGTAAACTGTGAGTCAGTAAGTTTGGAGTTCTCCATCTCACCCGCTATACCTTTCTTAGGCCACCACTTAATCCGCAACTCGCGCTCAATATCTGATTGCGCTTTTGCATGATCGTCAGTAAATGATGTGATACCTAAAGAGAGAATATCAGGGATTAGATCAACTAAGTCTGAATCTTGAGAGAATGCCATTACCATTTCACCTTGTCTGCCCAGTATGCCGCTGATGCTGTTTTATCTTTACGGCCTCTTGCTATGTCTTTTGCAAACCTAGCCTTAAACGCTCTACGCTTGGCCTTATCTGCTTCGCTTTCGTTTTTACGGGGAGGCTTGTTATCTGCTCCCTGTTGACCGAATCGAATCAAGCGTACCTTGTCACCCTCTTTAGCCAATACTGCATGGCTCTTCTCTGGGTGTTTACTAGTGCGCTTTGGCTTGTTATAGCCCTCGAACCTTTCGCCACGATACGTTATTGCCATAGTTACCTCAAAAGATAGCCCCCTCCGAAAAGGGGGCATCCATAGTCTTACAGTGCGGCATCCGAAAGGACTTCAACACCAAACGAGTCATCCAACTCGCCAACACCATAAATGGCAGTAGCGTTAAGCTCAAAGGCACGATTAGAAGCATCGCGCTGTGGCTCAATTTGGAAGTCGCGCTTCATAGCGATAGCAAGTGCTTCTGGAGCGAATACCGCGCCTTTAGCATCGTCATTGCCGTCGATAGAAACATTAGCAGACTCATATACATTGATACCAGCGATAGTACCAACATAACCGTTACGCATTGCTTCGTTCTGCAAGTCGCCACCATTTGGATTAGCAAAGGTGTTAGTTAGGTTAGCCTTCAACTGGTACGCCTGATATGGGTGTACTACAGCATTGATTACGCCAGTTACTTTGTTAGCGCGTAGAGTTGCGGCCGCCTTGAATAGGTCAGCTACAGTGATCTCTGCACCAGCAGTACCGATAGAACCAGAGAATCCATCAAACAAAGCAATCAGGTCAGTATCCATCTTAGTAGCGATAGCGTTACCAAGTACAGTTCCTAATTCTTCAGCAGGATTGCCAGCACCCATAGCGGCTAGATCGGTCAACAATACCTGTGCGCCTACTTCGCCAACAGTTACAGAAACTGAGCTAGTAGATACAGTTGTTGAAGTCATATCTGTGCCTTCGGTCAAATCAGCGGCCGCTATTGCAGGGTACTTAGGAACCTGAATAGTTTTGCCAGCTTGGTTGCCGATGTTGTACTGAGTAACAAGACCCAGCATTAAAGACTGCTCTTCAGCAGTGAAACGAGCCTGAGCGATAATATTCGCAAATAGATCGTCGAGAGTAGTTGAAGTTGTTGCGGCCATTTTAAAAGTCCTCTAAATAAAAATAAAATTGTGGTTTGGTGGTTACGCTTTTTTCATAGCGGCAAATGCTTCTTTGCCACCATCACTCCAGTTTGCAACCATATCTGCCACAGATTGAGGCTTCTGTGTCGAGCCACCAGCGTTACCCATCGAGCCAGTGCCACCTTGTGACGCTTTGACCATATGCGGGTTTGCTGTCAAGAATTCAGCTACCATCTCATTGACTGATAGCAGATCACCGCTGTCATTGTATCGCGGTGTGCCGTTATCGTCTAGCACCTCTACATTGCCGTCATCTGACAGGCGAGTATTGGTTTTAAGCAACTGAGAAACTTGATTCGGATTAACAGCGTTATTGTTAGATGCCGCACCTAGAATCGCTCCGTCTACTAGCGTCTGTTGCAACTTCGTTTTATAACTCTGTATCTCCATGTCTTTTTTCTCAACCGTTTTCTTCAGGATTGAGTCAAACTCTCCGCGCTCTTTTTGTCGCTCCAGTTCTGCGGCTTCTCTTTGTGCCAACAGTTCTTTTGCTTCATCCAGATCAACACCAGATAGTTTCTTGTCGAACTTTCGTTGCTCTCTTGCAACACGATCCGCAACAATGCGGTCTAGTTCATCCTGAGTAAAGGTTTTAGTTTCCTGACTTTCTACTGCCGCAGTTTCAGTCTCTGCTTCTGTTTCCATGATTTCATCGCTCATGTTACGAACCTCTTAAAGAGTATTGGTGAATCCGTAGTGTATCACAAATGGTTATTTTTTAACCATCTTCTTCTTTTTCTTCTTTTTGGGTCTTCCGACCTTGCTTCCGTATGTACCTTTACCTTGTGGCATGATTAATCCTCTAGTACTGGTCTA